TGAGTCCCTCACCGAGATTGACTTTTCCTTCCGTGATAGTACCAATAAGGTCTTCGCTCATATAGAGCTTGGCTCGTTCCTTACTCTGTTTGATAAGGTCGAGTGTGTGGCAGAGCCATAATGTACGCCGCCCCAGCCTTGCAGCGAGGGCAATTCCCATCTGCGTTTTACCGCTTCCGGCGGCACTCTGTAATATCCCATACTGGGCGGCTACCATCGCTTGTACGGCGGTTTCTTGGTAGTCATAGAGTGGAACATCAGCGTTGTAATTCACCTCCACAGGGGCGGCAAATTCGCTCAAGAACAGTGCCTTATCGGATATGTCCTTCGGGAGTAGCCGGAGTGTTCCAAACGGAAGCACCAGCGTTGTTCCTCGGGTCTCATAGAGTGACAGGACTTTCGGCGTGTTGCCGAGCCATAGGTTCATGCGAGATTTCTTCGCATATTCCGGGTTTGGTATGGTGAGATTCCTCTTGCACCACAGCACCATTTCCGGGGTAGGGTTCTCGACCGTTAGTGTGTTTGAGACTTCAATCAGCATTTCTTCAACCACCTTTCCAGTGGCGTTCCATACTCTCGAATATCTGTCAGATTCAGAGCTGACTTCTCATAGGAGAGAGCCACCATTGAAAAGTGCGGAATCATAATGATTTCGTCCTCAACCTTGAGTGCGAACCAGCCCTCGCCATTTCCACAGGCTTTCCATGTTTCCATAGCAAAGTGCTGATTTTCTTCCACTCTCGAGAGAGGGAATCGGTTGTTTGAACACACCTTACAGTCAATGAGGTACGCCGTTTTGCCTTTAACAGCAATAACATCTGCTGGTTGCCCGGCGGCGTTCTGCGCCATGTTGTGACACCAAAATCCGTGCTGGAACAGTAACTCACAGAACTCGGTCTCAAAACTGTTACCGATTTTTCGGTTAGTAGCCATGTTCTTTCAGCACCTCCTTGACGGTCGAGTGAACGTCTTTATCGTCCACATAACTGTCAAGGTCTCGAATGAGTTCTGAAAGCTGTTCTATCTGATTCTGATAGTAATTCGCACAGTCCATACCCATGTGCTTATCAATCAAATCCTCAAAATCCTTCGGGGATAGGATTGTTTCGGGTCTGCCGTTACTTAGCGTCAGCATTTGTGGCATTTACATTCACCTCCTGTTCATACTTTTGCATGAGAGCAAGAACGCTCTCACTGTATGAGGTGGATTTGATACCGTTTTCCCATGCTTTCTTAGCACCGTAGTCACCCATGTTGTATGCCATCAGAGCTAAACCGTAGTCATTGTAGTTCTGAATGTACGAACCAATGACCTTGATTCCACAGAAAACATTCTGATATGGGTTAAGCATATCCGCTGTTCTGTATTCCTCTGCCAGCCATTCGTGATTGATGGTGTTAATCTGCATGAGACCGTAATCCCCGGTCTTACTAACCACTTCCGGGTTGAACTTGCTCTCTTGGTCTATCATTGCGATAACGAGTGACACTGGAACATTTTCGTCCGCACACACCTCGTAGATGTATCTCTGCAAGCTGTGTGAAAGTGGTACATCGAAGTATGTAACTTCTTCGGCAACCGGGAGGGAATCGGCTTCGTAGGAAGGAACTTCAACCGTCTCCGTTACGATAACTTGTTTCTTCGGAGCGGTAGCTCGTCCTACGACAAGACCACCGATAAAGCCAATCAGTACCAGCGTACCGATGATGATATATGCTTGAATCACAGCGAGCTTATGTCTGTTGATTCTTTTTGTTTTCGTTCCTCTACATTGCGTAGCCATTTCTGAAAATCCTCCTCATTCTTAGGGTCTGCGTAAAACTTTGTGATGATACCCACTAAGGGTCTTGCGAGGTCATTTACCTGTACTTCTGACAGGCTCATTCATTCTCACGTTCCTTGAGAATTTCCTTGCAAACAGCGAGAATCTGCTTTGCCTTGGGATAGGTATAAACCCCTCGGAGAATACTTGACATCATAGGCGGCTGAACTGCATAACCTCGCTTCTGCAATTCCAGTATCATGTCTACCTGTGTCATTCCCACATTTGCCATTCTCTCTTTAATGTCCACGAATCTCTTACCTCCTTCACGATATAAATTCTTGAAATCAGAATTGCCATTGACAAATAGGCGAATTATTGTTATTATTCTTATAAGACCATCAATAACTATAACTTCCCGAAAACTGCCATTTTCGAGAGGTCGCTTTCTTATTGCCAATTCGCATTTTCCGAACTTCATGTTCTTATTCTAATTCTTATTATGCGAATTGTCAATAGGAAAATTCGGTTTTTACGAATTTATTTTTTGCAGAGGAGGAATCACTATGACATTCGCAGAGAATATCAATCGTATCTGTGCTGAAAAAGGCACGAATCTGACCGCCATTGTCAAAGCTGTTAAGGGTTCAAGTTCTTTCGCAACAGCCATAAACACTAAAGGGTCATTACCGAAGGAATCCGAAATGCTGGAAATGGCAAAATTGCTTGAGTGTTCCGTCATGGACTTCTTCGCAGACGAGGAAGACTTACCCGAGACCAAACCAGCCAACGAAGACGAGGAGGACATTCTTCGTATCTACCGGGGACTGTCCCGGCGAGCAAAGCATGAGTTCATGTCTATGGCTTATGAATTTGAGAACCGTGAGGAGCTTGAGGGGGATAAGGGAACAACTGCGGCAGTGTGATAAGGTCATTCCCTTCGCTTTGATATATAGAAAGAAGATATTGGAGGTGAGACTATCAAAGCGGTAATATATGCTCGTTACTCGAGCCACAACCAACGAGAAGAATCAATCGAGGGACAGCTTCGTGAATGTCACGAGTTTGCCCTCAAGAACGACTTCATTGTCGTAGACGAATATATCGACCGGGCTATCTCCGGCAAGACAGACAACCGACCGAGCTTCCAGCGGCTTATCAAGGACAGCGAGAAGGGGCATTTTGACGCTGTGATTATGTACACCCTTGACCGCTTCGCCCGGAACAGATACGACAGTGCCATCTACAAAGCAAAGCTCAAACGTAATGGTGTGAAGATTTTCTACGCCAAACAGCCAATGCCGGACACCCCGGAAGGAATCATTCTTGAATCAGTCCTCGAGGGATATGCGGAGTATTACAGCGAGAATCTTGCCCGGAGTATCAAGCGAGGTATGAAAGAGAACGCTCTCCACGGTATCGCTATGGGAAGTCCTGTGCTTGGATATAAGATAGGAAACGACCGTCAGTATGAGATTGACCCAGTGGGTGCAAAAGCCGTCAGAACCATCTTCACGATGTACGCAGAGGGTAAGTCCAAAACGCAGATTGTGAATTGGCTGAATGAGCATGGGTTTAAGACCTCCCGAGGAAATGCTTTTAATAAGAACAGCCTGTCCCGGATTCTGCGGAATGATAAATACATCGGAGTGTACCGATACGATGATGTAGTCTTGGAGGACGCAGTACCACCCATCATCGACAAGACTTTGTTTGATAAAGTACAGGCAACCTTCCGGCACAACTACACAGCCCGGGCAAAAGCCAAAGCCATAGAGGACTATCTACTAACTACGAAGGTCTTCTGCGGTCACTGCGGCGAGCCTATGGTGGGTGAGAGCGGCACTTCAAAGACCGGGAAGGTTCACCATTACTACAAGTGTGTGAATCGTAAGAGAAAGCACAACTGCGAGAAGAAGGTCGAGAAAAAAGAATGGCTCGAGCGGACTGTCGTTGAGTTCACGGTGCAACAGGTACTCACCGATGAAAACATAGAGAAAATATCCACTCGAGCTATGGAGCTGATTGAGAAGGAGCTTCAAGATACCTCCGTTCTCATAGGTTTACAGGAACGATTGAAGGAGACCAATAAGAGAATCAAGAACCTCATGTCCGCAATAGAGCAAGGCATTATCACACCAACAACGAAGGAACGTCTTGAGGAGCTGGAAGAAGAACGCAGAGACCTCGAAGGGCAGATTGCCCGTGAGGAAATGAAAAAGCCCCTCTTGACGAAGGAGCGAATCATGTATTGGCTCGAATCGTTCAAGAGGGGTGATATAGAAGATGTTGAGTATCAGCGGCGTATCATCGACACGCTTGTCAACTCGGTTTATGTGTACGATGATGGGGACAAAGGACGTAAGCTCGTACTGACTTTCAACATTTCGGGGAACAATACGCTCACTATATCGAGTTCGGATATTGAGCGCACAGCTCCACCAATAAATGTCCGCTCCGCAAGGTGCGGATTTTTTATTGCGGAAATTGTTAAATTGCAGCCGGTAGGGAGTGGACAACTTTCGTTTAATATGCTATAATAACCCCGAGGTGGTTTTATGTCAAGAGTATCAAAGAAAGAAGAAGGAAAGGTATGCCCAGTATGCGGTAAGGAAGATCACCAGCAGAATTTTGGATTCAATTCTTCCGGAACCAGACGATGCCGCTGCGGTTATTGCGGAAAAACTTATACATTGAATCCTAAGCAGATAGCATATGATGAGCAAACAAGGGAACGTGCAATAAAAATCTATTATTCCGGAGTAAGCGGACGTCAGATTGGTAAGCTTTTTCACATGAGCAAAGCAAACGTTTACAACTGGATAAAAAAACGATGAAAGCATTCAACAACCGTTTGAAAACCCTTTGAAAATAATCGGTCTTTCCGAAGAAGAAAGCTTCAAGCCCGAACTTTATGAGCTTGATGAGCTATATTGGTTCATCAACGAAAAGCCGAAAACAGAAACAAAAGAAAATGCTTATGTTATGACAATGGTAACCCGCACGCCACGTACTATAGCGGGTTTTGAGGTTGCGCAGGATAAAGCTGCAAGCAGAATCCAATCAATCGTCGATGGTGCGCCTTGGGCTGATTATTACTGTACAGACGGTTATTTCGGCTATCTGAACGTAATATATCCGGGAAGGCATATCTATAACATCAACGATAAGAGCAATACATTTACAGTAGAAGGAGTAAACGCAGACCTGAGGCATTATATCCCAATCCTTAAAAGACGAAGTCGATGCTTTGCAAGGTCTATTGATACTCTTAATACGGTTGTATCGGTTTTTGTTAGGGCTTATAATCGTTTTGGTGTTGCTAAATATAAATATCGTATGCGATATCCCAAGGGAGAACTGCCATTTGGTGTGACAGATTTTCTTTAATCAACGCGATTGGGCACACCTCAGCCGGTAATGGGTGTGGACAAACGGCACATAATATGGTACAATAGATAAATAGACGGAGGTGCCGGTATGAAAAAAGTATTATGCTTGATCTGTGCATTACTTATGCTTCTATGTGGTTGTTCTAATAATAGCACTTTTAAGAAAAATGAAAATAATAACATTGTCAGCAACTCGGGAGTAGAGTACGCCCTCTTGGCGAACGAAGGTGTCCTTTACTATTTGGGCGATTTGGAGTTTGTAGGTAGTATAAAAGGAGAGGAAAAGACTTCTTATCACTTAGAATCTCCGTATCAGACAGGAATGTTTGCAATTAAAGATGCAGATAACGACAATATCCTGATAAGGCGCGCCCCCAATAATGAATGGTGT